CCCGAACTCACGGTCACAGCCCGGATTTATCCGAGGACGAGTAGAAGACGCAACTTAGGAGGTTGTTAAGTATCCGCGTGAGAGTTCTTTGTTTTGGTTTGGTCGAGTTCCGGCTCGGTTAGTGTAGTTCGGCTTGGTTTAAAGGGACCTTTGATAGCCGTATTGGACGAGAATAAGCTATCCTTTTGGGGTCGTGGTGGAGTGTTTCACTGTGAAACCCGCCCATTTGGATGTGTAATAAAACGTACCCTGGTGCTTAATTGACACTAGTAACCCCATTGCGGGAGCTTCGGCGCCCCTGTGAAACCGCGTGGGGGGGTATGCGGCGTTGGCCGGTAGCCAGTACGGCTCGGAATTGCTAGACGGGGTGTTGGTATGTTCAGGTAGGTGTTGGCAAGCCTGATACGTTGGGCAAGCCCAGAACGGGGCGTTTTTCCGTGCGCAAATTGTCGGTCCGTCAAGGGGGTCCAATTCCTGAGGCAAACCACGGTATTTTCGAGTACCATTCCTAGCTATTATAGAGATTATAGCGACTTTAAAAACCTTTAAATTTCCCTCTTATGAACTGTTTCTTCTTTGACTTACATGTTGAAGATGTCGTCTTTATCTCTTAATAAGTTTGTTCGCGAAGAGTTTCCCATTGAGGGGACTATTATGGATGACTTTCAGGTCCCGCAGCCTGATGTTGTTGATGTGTCGTCCGTTGAAGTTGTGCGCGATGAGTCGTCTGTTGACGATTTTTCGGATAGCGACCGGGTCCCGCCGCCCGGTGATGTTGAACCGCGTCCGATGTGCCTCTCGGTTGTTCCAGTCGTTCGTGGCTTGTATGATCTTCCACCTGCAGCTGATGAGTTATATTCTACTGGTTACGTTATGGGTGAATCTTCTTGCTCTGAAGGCGTTCGTGTGCGTCTCGATGATTGGGTTGAATCTGTTCGTGATCAGCTTGAGTCTTTTGTTCTTAGCGGTTCGGTTTTCTTTTCTGCTGAGCGTATGGCAGATATGTGTCGTGCTATTTCTGCTAAGGATTATCTTCCTGCTGTAGTTGCGAGTACTCATATTGCTCCTGACGATATGGATCGCAGTTACCCTGCTCCTCTGGAACAGATGGTGGCTGCCCTTAAGGAGGCTGAGCGTGCTCGCACTGTTTTGAATTATCGGCGCTGTTTGGAGGTTGCTAATAAGCCTAGTGATGGGCTTTCTGTTGCTCTCCGCAATCATTATGAGCCCGATTCGCTCCTTGGTGGTATTGGCCGCATTTACTCGGCTGCCGAGGCGTTGTGGGGTGCTTCTCCAGCCCCTTTCTTCGTTCCTGAGGTTGGTTGCGCTGATGATGAGTCTGATTTTGTCGCCGAGGGTGATGTGTCTATTCCTGCTACAGTGTGCAGACACGTGTATGAGACGTATGGATCTACTCGCCCGCGTCGTGTCACTATTGGTCGTGTGTTGGACGAGGTTGTTGATACTATGACCAACTACGGTCAGTTGATGCGTGAGCGTCGTGTCGACTTACAGCGCCGTTTGTATGGGTCTGATGACTCTCAGCTTTATTTGCGGCTTATGATGGCTTCCACTATGGCTATTTTTAAGATGCGCATGATTCCCTCTGAGAACTTTTTGGCCATGCTCGGCATGGAGATCGCCAATTTGCTTATGTTGGTTCACCCTCATGTTAAACACAGTGATGTTGTTGAGCAGATGCGTGAGTGGCTCGACTATGTCGTTTCGGAGACGAAGGGTGGCCTTGCTGAAGTGTATAGGGTTGTTACCAGCAGTCTTCCTTCTGTTCCCATGTCTACTGGTGATACTATGAATGCGGAGATTTCCGCTAAGGAGATGGCCGAGAAGTTGAGTGAGACTTTTGTTTCGGGATCGTTGGGCAATGTCGTTATTTTTAAGATTCTTTCTGGTGTGGCTGTCATGGCTGCCTTCTGGGGTTGCTCTGATAGTGCCACTTTCTTTACCAATGCTAAGCAGGTTGTTTCTGCCCATGCTACTAAGTTGAATGAGGTGTCTACTGTCGGTAAGATAGTTGTTGAGACGTGTACCATGATCCTCGAGACCGTCCCTGAAGCCTGGCGGCTTCGTTCGATCGCCCCTTTCTTTTCTCAGCATTCTAATGGTAAGATCATTCAGGACGCTACTAAGTTGGTTGCCCTCGTTCCTCGAGTGTCTATTGGTGGCTGGTCTAAGGAGGAGCATGGGTTTAGTTGCCTTCAAGATTATATGGCTGGTGTTAAGAAGATGATCACCGTTTTTGAGACCCAGTTGTCCAAGAAGTCTGGCCAACCCGATAATGTTGCTCCCTATCGCAATTTGTATGACCAGTTGTTACGTGCCGTTGATGTTTGTCGCCTTAAGATCGCTGGTACGCACGCTCGTGTTTTCCCTTATGGTCTGATGCTTTGTGGTCCGCCCGGGCAGGGTAAGACTACGTTGTCCCGTGTTATCATGCCGCATTTGTGTGCTGATGGCATTGAGACTGAGTACTTAGTTGGTGCTGGGAAGTCTGAGTCTGATCGTGATTCCGCACGCCATGTTATATCTACGACTCATATAGCTAAGCTCAATTTGGCTGATAAGTTCGACTCCAGTGTTGATGGGGATGTCATTGGTATACATATGGACGATATTGGTAATTCTAAGGTTTCAGATGGTGGTTCCCCTCATGCTAATACGTGTGACCGTATCATTAAGATTAATAATAACGATCCTTGTGATATTTTGCGCGCCGAGGTTGAGTCTAAGGGCAAGATTTTTATCGCTCCGAAGATTGTGATGGGTACTACCAATTTTGAGAATGGTGCCTTTGCGTCAGGGTCTTTTGAGCCTAATGCTGTGCTCCGCCGTTTCCAGTATTTTATGGTCACTGTTAAGAAAGACCTTGTTCCGATTATTTGTGATCAGGGCACGAATGCCATTGACGCTTATAAGTTGAGCCTTGCCATTAAATCTGGTCTCGTTTCGCGTGATTCCACTGGTATGCTTGACATATATGACATTGTTGAGCGCCGTCATGATATGCAGGGCAAACGTGTCGTCGCTGTTGAGGGCGCTGTTCCGATGAATTACAAGGCTTTCCTTGAGCTTGTCACTTTCCGCGCGCGCGCCCATCTGCGCGCTGAGGAGGAGAAACTTCTGGATGGCAAGGGTGCTCGTAAGACCAAGGATGATACCATATGCTCTACTCAGTATTTCCCTTCTATCGACGTCATTCCGTTGGCGGAGGTTGATGCCCGTGTTTTGTCCTCTTTTGACAAGTGGCTTATTTCCACCCCTTTGTTGGATACTATTGTTGATGCTGTTGGTCGTCGGCTTATTTTGCCCCACTGTGCTGCGGTTCGGTTGTCTGGGCTTGCGTGTGATACGACTTTCTTCGCATCCCTTCGTGTAACTGCGTGTATGCTTGTTGTTCTTGGGCTTGCTGTGGTTGCTCTTCCGTTACCGTATGCTATATTTTCCCTGCTGTTGTGGGGTCTTGTTTTCAGTTGTGCCTATTTGATTATTGTCGTGCGTTTGATGTCTTTGCGTGCTTCGATAGCCTCTGATTATTTGGCCACGCGGTCGTGGATTGAGAGGAGTACCTCCGTTGCTATTATTGCCCTTCTCGGGTATTCTGTTTACCGCCTTGTTGGTTATGTGCGTAGCAGTTTTGCGCTTGGTTCCTTGGTTGCCCAGAATGATCCGACGAGTGTTGGTATCTTCGGTAGACTCGCTCAGGCGCTCCCCCCGTCGCCGTTCCAGCAGTTTAGGAGTGCTAGTACTACGCAGCATAAGCCGACCTCTGTTCCCGGCGACGTTCTTCCTCATTTGGCTCTTGCTATGGGTAGGATTAAACAGGTCGGTGCTGATGGTACTGGGGTCCAGGTTTTCCGTATTTGCGGTGGCGGTCTGATGGTCAATTACCACATCATGTTTGGCGCCCGGTCGAAGGTGTGGGAGAAGGACATGCCTGTTGAGGTCGTTTTACCCGATGAATGTGTTCCTGGTAAGCGTAAGACCTTTACTCTCACTCTCCATCTCGAGGGTCCTCATAAGAATGCCCACCGTATTGACGATACTGATGTTATGATCGTCTGTACGACTCTTGCAGGTAGAGGTAGGGACTTTGTGGGCCTGTTTCCTAACACTCTTGGCGATATGGTTTTGCCGTCCGATGTTGCTTTTGTTAGTGGGCACCTGCTGCGCTGTGAGGATCCTGGTATCGTTGATCCCCAGCAGATTCAGGTCATGGCACAGAGGGCGCATAAGTTTGCTGTCGCCCCTGGTGAGGTTATCCAGTTGCCTGAGTTTACTCTTGCCTATGAGCTTTTGTCTGGTAAGACTTCTGCGGCTGGCTGGTGTGGTGCGCCAATTCTTGTCCAGCATGGTAATAATGCCCGTTTGTTGGGTATTCATTGTGCGGGTGGTACAGTGAACGGGAGTCGGACATCTCTTGGCACCATGATTTGCTGTGAGCAGTTGAACAGAGCCTTTGACCTTCTTGCCAATACTGGTGCTGTTTTACTTCCATCTCCTGTTGTTGCTGAGGGCGGTTTCGTTATGCGCCAGAACGGTGTAGTTGAAGTCGCTGATCGTGAGTTGCATAAGAGTGCCGCGGTTCGTAAAGCGGGTGGTGAGTCCCTTGTTGTTGGTGTGCGTAAGTTCCGTGCCGGGGTCAATCCGGCTAAGACACCCGTCAAACCCTCTATTTTTAAGGAGAAGGCGTGGAAGTTTGGTCTGATCGATGACCACAAGGATACTCATGCTCCTCCCCCGCATTGTCGTGCTGTTCCGGGCGAACTGGAAGCTGAGACTGAGGCTAGATTGTCGGATCTAGGTTGGGGTTATTGCAAAAAGTCTGTCCCGTATGAGTCGTATGTTGAGAAGGCGATTGCTGACCGTCCGATTTTCGACACCGATATGCTTGAGTGGGCCGTTGATGATTACACTGCTCAGATTAGGAAGGCTTTGGAGATGGAGCCCCGTAGTCGTTTTGCGCCTCTTAGTGATTATGAGATGGTGAATGGTCGTTATGAGACGGATCCCGAGGGGCGTGCGGTTGACCTCTATATTCCTCCGCTCGACATGACCACTTCCACGGGTACTCCTACTAGCACTGCTAAGAAGAATTTGGCTACGTATACGCCGGCGGAGAAGTGGAAGTTTGAGGAGAAGTACTTTGAGAAGATTAAGGAGGAGATGGCTAGGGTTTCTTATGGTGAGCACCCTGGCTTTGTTTTCCAGGCCGCCTTGAAGCAGGAACCTGTTAAGGTTGAGAAGTCGAAATCTCGTGTTTTCCAGGTTGCACCTCTCCCTTTCTCTTTGCTGGTCCGTAAGCACTTTTTGCCGATAGTTGCCGCGTTTTCTCGCAATCGTCTGGCGACTGAGGTTTCCGTTGGGTTGGATGCAACTTCCCACGATTGGCATGCTTTGGTAACTCATATGGTGAAGGATACTTGTGGCAGCATTTGTGCTGATTTTTCTGATTACGACCTAATCGTGCGGACTCAGGTTACTTCTGCTGTTTTTAAGATTTTGATAGCCTTGTTGCAGGAGTTTGATCCGACCGCTGACCCCAAGCTTTTGTCAGCTATTGCTACTGGTATCATTATGCCTTTGATTGATGTAGATAGCACAATCATAGTTGTCGAGGGTACTAATCCTTCCGGCCAGCCGTTGACCTCTTTCTTGAACTCCATGGTTAACGCTCTCTTCCACCGCATGGGGTATTATTATTTGCACAAGCAGAAGTTTGGTCGCCCTCCTGATGTTCCTTTTTCCACTGTGTGTAAGGCCACTTTCTATGGTGATGATGTCTGGTTAGCCATTGTTCAGGCAATTCGTGGGTGGTATAACCACACCACTCTCCAGTCTTTCTTCAACAAGCATGGTATGACTTATACCTTACCCGATAAGAGCGAGCAGACGGTTGATGTTTACGAGGATGTTACTCGTGTTGAGTTTTTGAAGCGTAACCCTGAGGTGATGGTTTCTCCGACTCTTGGTGCGTATTATGTTGGTAAGTTGTCCGCTTCGTCTATTCAGAAGTCTTTGTGCTGTACCGTTGCTTCTAAGCAGGTATCTGAGTATGACCAGGCTGTGTCGATTGCTATTTCGACCCTGACTAATCGTATACACTGGCCTATTGAGTTTGAGCGCCTCCAGAAGCTCTTCATAGAGGGTTTACAGGAGTTTGGTGCGACGTTGTCTCCTCCTGCTGGTGAGCTCCCGCGTGTCTTGTTGGCTCCTCATGCTGAGTGGTTGGCTGCTTGGACCGCTAAGTATGTTGCGAACCGTGATGGTGGTTCTGTTGACCTCGGTGAGTTTGCCGATATTTTGGTTCCCGACGCTGAGGCTCCGCCACCTTATGAAGATGATTGGCAGCTCGATGATGGCGAGGCTTTCTTCGCTGAGGCCGATGAGGCCGGTGACCGTCGCGAGGCTGCTCGTGATACTATGATACAGGGTGACGACTCGTCTAGTGTGCGTCCTGTTTTTACGCCGCGCCCCGTTGATTTCCATCCCGATGCTGTGCTCTATCGCCCTGTGCGTATGGGTACTGCCACCTTTGGTGCGACCGCTGCTCCCCTTATTATTGACCCATACTCTACTTGGTACGGTGTTAACCATGGTGTCCTTAGTCCCTTTATTGGGGGTCGTATGGATTTTATTGTTGATGTTCTCGTTCAAGGGTCGCCTGAGGCCGCCGCCTTGTTTGTTATGGGTGCCTTGCCCGTTCGCTCCATCCAGCCCGGTCAGTTTTCTCAGGCTTTGCGTCACCGGGTGTTGTTCCCTTCTCAGACTAGGATGTCATTTGAGATTCCTTTCTTGTCGAAGAACCAGTTCTGGCGTTTCGGTTTTGACACTGAGAATCCTGGCTCCCCTGATTTAGCTATCGGCGTGCATCGTGAGGCTCAAGGCGGTGATATTGCTGAGGACATTAGTGTGGAGGTTTATGCCAGGGCCGTTAACATCGAGTTGTACGGCTACACTGCTGATTCTTTTTCCGCTGAGGCGGATTGCGGTGATGTGTTTGTTAGGCAGCAGGTTGTTGCGGGGTCTAACCGCGAGGATCTTGGTATGGGCTCTTCTCGCCCTGCTCCTCTGCCTGAGCGTGTTCCTGGGGAGATGACCTCGTCTGCGATTGCCGCTATTCCCACTTTGTTTACGGCCGTGGTGACTAGTTCTATGACGACTGTCACTTCCCCGAGTGCGGTTGTTCCTATTACTCCGCATATGCCTTCCTTTGTTTCTTCTAGCTCTGTGCTTTTGGATAATATTCGGGCGATTGATTCCACTGGGACTGATCTGCCCGCCGTTAAGGCTAGGCGGATGTTCTTTACTCCTGCTGGGATGTTGGCTGCTCCTTACATGTACTGGCGCGGTAAGTGCCGTTTGCGCTTTTATGTTGTTGGTTCGGCTTTTCTCCGTGGGACCGTTCAGTTCCAGTATGTTGCAGAGTCGGTCGATGTGGGTGGGCTTGATGTGTCTCGTGGGATGACCGTTGTTATTAATTTGGCCGAGAAGCGGTA